AGCGCGCGGCCGAGGATCTTGTTTCCGGTGGTGGCGGTCACCGCCTTGCCGTTGGCGTCCGTGGTCAGCAGGTCGCCGCACGTGACACCCGCAGTGCCCACCACCAGCTTGCTGATGCCCAGCACCGCGAGTTCGCCTTCGACGCCCACGCCGTTCGGTTTGTCCTGCAGGATGCCGTCAGCATCACCGCCAGCCGAGGGCAAGGCAAGCTGGCCGCTCGAGTTAACGGTCATGAAGCAGAACTGAGATGCGCTCAGGTCCGCGCTCGCCGGAGCACCGATGGTTCGTAAAGTCTGTTCGTAAGCCATGTTGAGTTTTCTCCTTTACCGCTGGACGATTTGCAGGCCCGCGTTCTGCAGCGTGCGGACCAGCGCGGCCGCATTGTGCTGGTTCCGATAGGCCGCGTAAGTTTCCGGGTGCGCTTCCAGTGCCCGCGCTACCGCCTGCTCCTTGGTGACGCCGCGACTCTGGCCGTGCACATAGAGGTTGTCCATCGTCGCGCCTTTGTTCTGGCGCGCGAAGGCCGTGGCCTCAGCTTCGAGATCCTGCATGCGCGCCGTCGCGCCTTTGTTCGGATCGACGTGGGAAGTGATCATGTGACTCTCGCTTTCCGCGACGCGGGAATTCGTGAGCAGTTCGCTCACATCCCCTACGCCCAGATACTGGCCGTTGGCTTTGCGTTTGGTGAGGAATTCGGCGGCGCGCTCCGGGCAACCAGCGATCTTACACAGCGCACCGATTGCCTCGATGTCGGCCTCGGCTCGCATGCCGCTCGGCTGTGTGGCGGTGACCGTCGAAGCGGCGGCCTTCTTCTTGCTGCCGTCCTTTTTCGGCTTGCTGTCTTCCTCGTCCTCGTCGTCTTCGTCGTCATCGGCGGGAGGCTTGGAATCGCATTCTTTGGCGTCGGCCTCATCCGGTTTCTTTTTCGACTTCTTTTCTTCTGCCTCGCCATCTTTCTTCGCGGCGAGGGCTTGCACATCGTCGGTCATATGCTCTCCCTTGGTTGAATTTGCGGCGAGCGCCGCGGTCGAACTTCTACTACGGGCACCCATCGATCCGATGAGCGCATTCATGGCATCGTCAATCGTCCCCACAGCGTCGGCCAGCAAAGGCACCGCGTTATCGGCCCACAGCAACCCCGCCTGTGTCGCGACGATCTGTTTCTTCGCGACCTTCCGATTCCGCGCTACGGTGTCTGTGAAGATCCCGTACTCCCGGTCCACTTCCTCCTGGATGTCGCCCTTGGCGCGCTCAGCCAGTGGTTCGTGGGGATTCCCATCAACTTTCTTCTCGCCGGCGAACACGTAGGTGTACTTCGCGCCGAGTTCCTTGTCGAACCCGGATTGATCGACGTGCAGCGCGTACACACCGACGGACCCCACTGCCCCCGTGCGTGTCACGAATACTTTGCTGGCCGCGCTCGCGATTGCATAAGCTGCCGACAACGCAATGTCGTTGGCAGCGGCGTACACGGGCTTGATCCCGCGCACCGAGTAGATGTAGTCGGACAGTTCGAAACAGCCTGTGGTCTCACCGCCCGGCGAATCGATATCCAGCAGGATCGCGCGCACCCCCCCGTCGTCAATAGCGCTGGCCACCTGGCGCTGAATCTGCTCATACGAGGTCGCGCCGCTCCACGCGGACATGAACGACTCTTTCTTGAGCAGCGTGCCCTGAACAGGGATCACCGCGATCCCGTCGATGACGGCGTAATCTCTCTCCTCCCCGGCCTCCGCGTAACGGGCGATCAGCGTGGTTGTCGCGTCCATTGGCACGCGGCTGGCCAGCACGATGTCCGGATCGACACCCAGCCGGGGCGCGAGGGCTTTGATGATCACCTCCAGCTTCGGCGGATGAATCATCAGCGGACAGTTCACAAACCGGGATGCAACGTGCGCGAGATGCTTCACTGCGCCTCCATCTTTCCGCTCGCCGCGTCTTTCTCGATCTCTTCCTCGGTCATGCCAGCGTTGCGCCCGGTGAGAATCTTCCGCCCATCGGAGTCGTAGGAGAGCCCAAGCTTGTCCGCGCGGTCGTTGTCGGTCTTCTGCTGCATGTCGATGAGGGCCGCGTCATAGCCCTGCTCGGCGCATTCAATCGAGCGCGTGGACAAGCCATCGCGAATCGCGCGCTCTGCGGCCTTCATGTCTTTGTCGGGATCGACCCACGGCCAGCCCGGCGTGACCCACTGCACTTCCTCGAAGGGCTCGGGATCTTTGTCGTAAGCGGTCAGCAGTTCGACGCCGAACACCAGCGCCAACATTGCCTCCCGTAGCCACCGGCGATAAATCGGATGGCATACCTGGAAAGTGAATACCGAATACTGGAACTGCTCGCACTTGCGGCGAAACTCCAGCAGGCCCGCGCGGATCGACGAATAGTTGATCCCCGACAGGTCCCCGCTGATCTGGTATTCCGCTAGGCCCGCGCCGCTCGCGAACGCCTGAAGGCAGGTCCGGATGAACGCTTTGAAATCCCCGCTGTCGCGCGCCTCCGCGAACTCCACTTCCTCGCCAGGATTCAGAACGGGGAACGTTCCTGGTTCGAGTTTCGAAATCTGCGCGCCCGGGTCGGTCTGCCCTGGACCGTTCTGCTGCTGATCGGGCGGGATGATCGGATTGTCAGGGCTGACCTGCTTGATGAACCCGGTGATCATCGCCGCAACCTTCTTGCGGACGATCTCGGCGTCGGTGTACTGCTCCAGTTCGTAGAGCTTCGCCAGCACCGATGTCAGCCACGGCTGGCCGCGGAACTGGCCGGCGCGAATCGGCTTGTAGACGTGCAGTACGTCTGTCGCTGGCACACGCTCGACGGACATCGCCTCGAGCGGGAAGAACATCGTCTCGCCGGGATGCGCCCGCCAGAAGTGGTATGCCGCTCGCCGTCCATCCGGGCGAAACTCTATCCCGGAGCGCACGCGGTTGTCCGTGGGCATCTCCTGCGAGGACATGCGCCACAAAGGCAGCTGCTCCGCTTCGATCAACTGAAGTTGCAGCGGTACCGCCAGGCCTTCCTTCCGTGGGCGCGGGCGGAACCGGACGAACACTTCGCCAGCCTCCATCACTTCGCGTGCGATGATCATCTGCTGGCCGTAGAAATCGGTCTGGCCGGATGCCGGGTTGTTCGGGTCGTACTCGACGTCCGATTCTCTGATCCACCGGTTCCATTTCTTCAAAATCAGTTCGCGGACCTGTTCATCCGGATGCTGCGGCACCATCCGGATGCCGCGCCCGATCGCGTTCGCCACATACGAATCCACCGCAGCGGCCGCCCACGAACTGTTGCGCACCGCGTCGCGATTGCGCGCGAGCAACTCCAGCCCGTGCGCATAGAGCAGCGTATTCTGGCCGAGCTGACTCGGATTCCAGCCAATGCCGCGACGCCCCCGGCCCGCTGCATCGTAGGGGAACGTCCCCATTGCCCGCGTGCGCGCCGGAATCGCCGGCGGCTCATGCCCGGCGCGCCGGGCGAGCGTCATCAGGGTTTCGATGGCCAATTAACTGCCCCACCCGTTGGTCGTAAAGATGCGCACCTGGCGGATCTGTTGTGGCCCGTTCTGCTGCGCGATGTCGTTGAGGATCAGATTGCGGAGCTTGATGTAGTCGTCGACGGAATCAAACTCGAAGTCGCGATCCTGAAACCGGATTCGCTTCGCGCCCTGCTTGCGCGCCGTATCCAGAGCGTCGAGGTCGGTTTGCGTGAACGCCATTTAGATTTCCACCTTGAAGCGAACCTGACTACGCGTTGCCTGCGTGCGGGGCGCAGGCGGCTTCGCGCCATCCCGAGCCGGAGGCGCTGCCACACGACGCTCGAAGTCGGCCCAGTGCTTCTCCTGGAAGCGTTCGATGCCGATCCGGCTGGCGGCCGCGCGCGCGTAGACCCGGCAGTCGAGAGCCTCGTTGCGCTCGCGCATCTTCTGCCACTCATGCCGCCGGTAGCCCTTCACGAGTTTCGTGACGAGCTGCTCGGCGGTGATCTGCTTGAAGTACTCGTCGCTGTACTTGGGAAAGTGGCAGTAGCCAGGTGGGAATATATTCCCCTTTTCAATGTCCTCGTCGGTGGGTCGTTCCAAACGCAGCCAGCGGTACAACTCCTCCTTCGCCATGCTGGAGTTCACCGGCCACACCCGAATCCCGCGTTTGATCCTGGCGCCCAACGGACCCACATCCACGGGCGAAGCCGCCCCGAGCAGTGCCGGCGTGCGTGAATCGCCCTTGATCACCAGCACGCGCCCGCCTTGCCGCCGCGCCCACTGGTAAACCTCGGTAGTGGCGAACCCGGAGTCGAT